CAGCAGGTGCATACGGTTATGCAGGTCGTGGTCTAGGTGGTATCAATCCTAACGCCCCTTCAGGCTCCGGTATTCGTGAGGATGCTAAGGCTCCTCGTGGTATCGAGGCATTGACACAATACGTGTTGGCCAAGGAAAGTGGTGGCCGTCGCTATGACAAGTCAGGTAACTTATTGACTTCTTCTAAGGGTGCTGAAGGCGAGATGCAGGTTATGCCTATGACTCAGCGTGATCCTGGCTTCGGTGTAAGAGCGGCTCGTGATGACAGCCCTGAAGAGAAAGCTCGTGTAGGTCGTGACTATTTAGCCGCTTTATATAACAAGTATGGTGACGAGAAGTTGGCAGCGATTGCGTACAACATGGGTCCTGGTGCTACAGATAAGTGGTTAAAGGCTGGTGCAGACGTAAACAAGCTACCTAAAGAAACCCGTAACTATATTGCTCAGTTGGCCAGTGGTGGTGTCGTTGCCTTCCAACCGGGTGGTTACGTAGATCCATTATCTTCTTTTAGTGGTTTAGATGAAGAAGGCTATGCTATGGATGAGTTACGTCGTCAGAAGATAAAAGAAAATCTTCTAAAAACTGACCCGATGGCAGCACGCCGTATGGAAGTCAGAGAGAAAGAATTTGCGGCTAAGAATGCACCTCCTGTAGCCGTACCCCCAACTGCAGCAGGTATAGCAATGGGCCCTCCTAAATCAGCTATGCGTGACGAAGCGGCTGAAGCTGCAGAGTTACAAGCACGTAAAGATTACGAAGCACAACTTGCTAAAGAACAAAAAGACATGGAAGCCGCTACCGCAGGCACTTCTAAACTAGAAGACATCCTAACAAAACGTGAGCAAAACCTTGAAAAGCAAGGTGCTATTGATGCTAACTTGGGTTTGCTAATGGCGGGTCTTGGCATAGCAGGCGGTACGTCTAAAAATGCCTTGGAGAATATCGCTAAAGGTGCGCAGCTTGGTGTAGGTACTTACATGACTGGTGCTAAGCAACGTGCTGCCAATGAGAATGCAATCCTTTCAGGTCGTTTAGGTCTTGAGAAAATGCGTGGCTTACAAGATATCCGTAAGGCTCAGCTGGCTCAAAACGACCAAATAAAACTTGGTCAATTGATTGGCAATCGTGAGAAGCAGATCGAACAGAACGCACTTAATACTATTACCAAGATTGGATTGACAATAGATAGTGATGAAGGTCGTGCTGCTCTAGCTAAGGAAGTGCAACGTTTGAAGTCGCAAGACCAATTATTAGGTAAATTGTATACACAATATGGCTTGCCTCCGATACAATCAGGTGGAGCACCTACTTTACGTAGCCCAGAAGACATCAAGAAACAATTTAAGATCTCCTAACTATGGCCAGTTTTAAAGAAATCCGCGATGATGTAATAAAGCTGGCGGATGCCGGCGCACAAGTTGAGGATATCAACGAGTTCCTTATGGGGAACGGCTACACTCCGGACGAATTTAGGCGTGCATCTGAAAACTTTGGTACTGTAACTTCTGCAATTAAACGTGGTGGTAAAGGCATTGGTTCTTTATTGGCCGACATCGTCCCTGCCATGGGCGGGTATGTGGGGGAGCAGATTGGCATCCCAGGAGCCAAGGCATATAAAGAACGCCAGATGGCAGAAGCCGCTGCAACTCAAGAAGAGATTTCTAAGTTTCTTCCTGCTCAATACGAATCTTATGAAGACGTAAAAGGTTTCAGAGATGTCCCTGGCTACATAGGTGAGGCTATTGGTGAGGCACTTCCTTCAATCCTTCCTAGCGTAGTTACTGGTGGTGCTGCAGGTGTTGTAGGTCGTGGTGCTGTCGCTAAGGCAGGTCAGATTGCCAGCGAGCAGGCTAAGAAAAGAGTACTAGCTGCCGCAACCCCAGAAGAACTTGTATCAGGTTTGGCAACACAACAAGCCGCTAAATCAGGTAGCTTAGCTGCAACACAGGCGATGGCCCGCAAACAACTGGGTCAAGAGGCTCTTGGTGCGTTTGCAGGTTCTGCAGCCTTAAACGTTCCTGAAGCTTTCCAATCAATTTATTCTGAGACTGGCCAAGAACAACTACTTCCAGCCTTGGCATCAGGTGGTTTCAACGCAGTGTTGGATGCAATCACCCCATTAAGTTTGTTACGTACCGCTAAAGGCAAAGGCCTTTCTAACAGAGACATCGTTGGTGCGTGGTACGCTCGTGGCGCTAAAGAATTAGGTAAGGGTGTTCTTACTGAAGGTGCAACTGAAGCCCTTCAAGAAATGACAAACGCCGCAGCGGTTAAGTTTGTTGACGAGAACAAAGACTTCTTTACTCCTGAGAATTTAACCCGCTTTATTGATGCAGGTCTTAAAGGCGGTATTGGCGGTGGTGCTATTCAAGGTGCGTTTGGTGTGGCATTCGGTAAGAAAGCTCCTGCAGCTGCAGCTCCGTTACCACCTACTCCAGGCCCAGGCCCACTAACACCAGCTCAAGCTGGAGCAACTCCTATTGTTGCCGAACCCCCACAAACACCGTTAAAGACCGCAGGTGAAGCAGGTCCGATCCCTGCAGTGGAAAGAGATATTTTTGGTGGTGTAGTTCCGGGTACACAACTAGCAACTCCTGCTGAAACCATGCGTCCTGTTTTGGATGGAAACGGCATGATTGTTGGGTATGAACCTGTAGCTGCCGTTGAAGCAACCCCAGAATTAACTGGTGAGCAGCTTAGTTTGCAGCCTACGGAAGATGATTTGTTTGCAGGTCAACCGTCTGTTCAACCAACCCCAACCCCAGAACCTCCTCTAGTTAATGAGCAAGGGCAGCCTATTGGGCCAGAGCCGACTAAACCAGTTCCAGATTTAATTAAAGATGTTGTGGCGGAAGCCAAAAAAGACCCAACTGCGTCTACTTTACTAAAAGCAAATAACCCTGCAACGGCTAAGCTAGTAACAGCACGTATCGAAGAATTAGTAGAAGCTGCTGGTGGCGACCCTGTATTAGCGATGGAACAGTTGTATGAAAACAACAGAAAAGGTCAGGGCAAAGCCCTAACTCCAGCACAACAAGAATTACTAGACGTTGCTTACCGCCGTGCAACTGGTCGTCAGATCGAAGATGCGATTAAAGAACGTGCCTTTATAGGCGCCGCACAGCCAGATTTGTTCGAAGGCGATACAACTCCTACTGCTCCAGCCCCTGCACCTGTTGTTGCGGCTGACCCAGAAACTGCTTGGAATGAGCATAAAAATGACGACCACCCTGCGTATACAGATTTAAGCCCAGAAGAAAAGGCAGAATGGGATCGGTACGTAACTAAAGGAACCACTGGGGCATCTGCGTTCCAAGACGTCGCCAAATTATATGAAGAGCGTGTACGCCGCGAAAGCATGCGCACGCCAGAAGAAATTGAAGCTGCTTTAATTGGTAAGCACAAGCCCGGCATGGATGCGGATATTGAGCAAGATATCGTCGGTAAAACATTTGACCAAGTGCTTAATTACTTATCTACTCATGGCCCAGAGGCTAACCGCGAGATTGCTAAAAAGATGCAAGCCCGTGTTAAAGAGTTGCGTAGGGTCGGTTATAGCTTTAAATTTAAAGTAGCCCAAACCCCAGAACAAGTTAACGCAGTTGGTGGTTATGACTATGGTGTATTAGGTCGTGTATTAACACCACGTTTTGGTAAAGAAATCGATATCAGTGTTGCCGGAAGAAATTCAGGACAGCCGTTTGGCGCACAGGTCCGCACCGTAACCCATGAGGCATTGCATGCCGTTACTTCCGCTTTAGTTATTTATGGTGAAGCAAACCCAAAAACACCGGCGGGCAAAATTGCTAAACAATTAGATTCTTTAAGTAAGTATGTTCTTAATTACCTTACAGAAAAGCAGCGTACCGTTGGTTTAACGCCCGCAGAAAATAAAGTATTGAATGAAACGAATGCGTTAGGAAATTCAACTGGTCGTGGGGGTAGATACAACCAAGCCCACGAAATGATCTCTCATGGTATGACCACACCTGAAATGATGCAGGTGCTAGAAACAATTCCTTACTCAAAAACCAAGTCTGTTTACTCGCATTTTGTTGGGCTACTCCGTCAATTACTAGGACTAGCTCCTAAGCACGCAACCGCTCTTTCTGAAGTAATGCGCTTAACTGAAGAAATTATGCAAGAGAGTGCAGCGCCATTGCAGTCAGCCACTTTGAAGGGAGCTAGATTAAGGGCGGAAGAAGGTGCTTCTAACAGCCAAATTCCATTAGACGCACAATATGACAGCCAAGTAAGCAGTGTAACCCCACCTGCTCCAGCCCCAGGCTCTAGCGTGGTTCCAGCCCCAGGACAACCTTATACATTACCAAAGCTAACCAAGTTACAGCCGGCACCAACTGCAGGTCAGCAAGTAAAAAATGTAGCCCAAAAAGTTACAAACGCTTGGAATGACGACGGGTTCTGGACTCGCTTCCGTATCGCTGCAGTGGACCCAACATCTGGGCTTGCTAAAACTTTAAGCAGCTTACCCGTATTCCAGAATGGCCAGCTTCGTGCGGATATGCTGATTCGTTCTTTCAATCAAGTTATAAACCTGATCAAAAACGGTATTCAGTCAGGTATCCCTGTCGTTAACGCAGACGGTACAGTGATCATCCAACAAGATGCCAACAACCTAGCACGCTCTCAGATAATTGCGGATGGACTAGATAACAACCCAATCGTTAAAGGTTCTGGTTTCTCTGGTCGTGGGTTTATTGGCGAGATTGCCCGTATCAAGCGTGGTGAAGAAATCATGGCGGAAGATGCACGCCTACGTGCCAAGGGCGCCCTAATGATGGCGGAAGCCAAAGCCAAGATGGCCCAAGCCAAGCAGTTACGTGCAAGTAATGCCCCAATGGGTGAAATTATTAAGTTGGTTAACCAAGCCAAAGCATTACGTAGAGAAGGCTCAAAGATCAAAGATATCAACCGTGAGAAGCAAGTAACTCAGGCTCATATCGACTGGGCAGATGCACAGATAAAAGCTGTTCCAGAGACACAGGAAGTGTTTGATATTTGGCGTGCAACCAACAGAGGTCTAATTGACTTGTGGGAAAACACTGGCTTATTAACCCCTGCTGAAGCTGCTAACTACAGACAAAAGACTTCTTATGTGCCGCTATACGCAGCTCGTGAAGATTTGGCTTTTGACCAGCAAGAAGCCTATACAGGTAAAGGCACCGGTACTAAGTCAGTTCGTTTGCTTGACCGCCTAGAAGGTTCTGATTTGCAGCGCAACATTTGGGAAAACATGGACAAGCACTACGCTTCCATGACCGCAGCTGCCTTCCAAAACCAAACTAGACGTGTAGCTGTCGAACAACTACAGACCGTGGGTGCCGCTAGGATTTCTACAACGGATGACAATCCTGCAGTTAACCTACGATACAAAGACCCTTCACATCCAAATGCTAACCAACATGGTGTTGTTTCAGTTATCTTGGATAACCCGAACGATCTAGCTGCGTTCCAAATGATGCACTACGAGTTAGGTCCTTTGATGAAGGGCTTGTCTGCGACTACTCAGGCTTTGCGTGCAACAGCTTTGATTAACCCAATGTACTGGATCAGGCAGTTAATCCGTGACCCTATCCATGCATCTATTGTGGCAAATACTGGTATTGTGACCCCGTTCCACTCCGCAAAAGAGTACATCAATATTCTGGCTAATAACTCAGAAGAAGCTCTATTGTTGGCTAGACGTGGTGTGATTGGTCAAATTGATAGCACAATGGACTTGGCTGATTTCTTGAAGCAAGTTGGTACTGAAAAGCTTAACCCTTCTAAATTAGATGCCTTGATCCACAAAGTCATGCGTATGCACGAAGCATCAGATGCTGCAACTCGTGTGGCCATCTATAAGAAAGCCAAAGCAGAAGGTTTAGCACAGGGCATGTCTGAAAAAGAAGCCACTGACTATGGTGTCTTCAAGTCTCGCGAATCCATCAACTTTGCAGTGCGTGGTAACTCTAAGACATTGAACGCCTTGCGTCATATGATTCCGTTTTTCTCTGCAGCTATCACAGGCCTAGATACTTTGTATCGCGCAGCGAGTGGGTATGCTTTGAACCCTGCAGAAAAGAAAGCGGCGCAGCAATTATTTATCAAGCGTGCTGGCATGATGGCCATGCTCTCTGTAGCTTACGCTATGATCTTGCAGGATGATGAGGACTACCAAAAGCTACCGGACAACGTCAAAGATAACAACTGGTTGTTGCCTAACCCATTCGGTGGTGGCCATTCATTCATCAAGATTGCTATCCCATATGAAGTAGGTTTCTTATTTAAGACCGTTCCAGAAGCATCCGTTCGCTATTTAGCGGGTACAAGCACGGGCAAAGAAGTTCTTGCGTCTTACCTTGGCGGTCTAAAACGTAACTTACCTGGCGAAGGTATCTTAATTCCGCAAGCTGCTAAACCTGCACTTGAAGCAATTACCAACTACTCGTTCTTTACCGGACGTGGTATTGAAGGTATGAGCGACCAAGGCCTACCAGTAGCGCAACGTGGACCGAACGCTTCAGAAGTTGCCAAAACTCTTAGCAAGGCTGGGTTAGATAAGATCGGCATTTCACCTGCTAAGTTTGACCATTTGATGCAAGGTTATTTTGCTGAACTAGGAACATTTAGTACTGGTATGGCGGGCGCCGCTATTGCTGCAGCCACAGGTAAAGAGCCACCTGCTAAGAACATTGAGCAGATGCCGTTCTTTAAAGCATTCATGACCAACCCAAATACAAGTAAGGCAGCTACTGACTTCTACGAAATCATGGGCGCAGCTCAAGAAACTGTTAACGCAGTCAATCGTATGAAGAAGGAAGGTCGTATCCAAGAAGCTAAAGAGTTTTTATCCGATGAAGACAACCGTAAACTGGCAGCTGTTGCTCCAGCTATGCGGAAAGTTCAAGATAATATGGCTAAGATTCGTGCCCGTATCAATCAGATCGAAGCTTCTAAAGGCATGGACCCAGAAACTAAACGGGTTCAGATCAACAAGCTGATGGAGATGTACGACAAGACAGCTCGCCAAGGGTACATGATTACTCAGAAGGCTGGTATCGAAAGGTAAAAAGGCGCCCCGGGGAGGGGCGCTAAATAAACCACAAAGGAAATGCATCAGTTTCCTGACGCACCCCGAATGTATCACAGAATCAAGTTATGGGGCTCTCCAGAACCTTACTCCGTACATACCGTTACTAACGCACTCTTTATGCGTGAGTCGGATGCCTTTCTCGAGGGCAGCCTTTCTAACCGAGCGTGCCAGTTGCGTTGTTTGAATCGCTGGTATAAAGAAAGACGACCCCGGCTTAAGGAGATGCCACTCAATGTGTACTTCGACCCCCTCATTCAGTATCACCGTCATTTGGTATGAACTCCTTCATATCGAACCCATCCACCTTGCGTGTGTCAATCACCATCGTGTTAACCGCAGGGGTATTGAGCTTTGTACCACGGGCTAAACGTTTTTTGACACTTAGCTCTGCAACACCGTCTTTGGCCAAAGATTCACTGATTGCTTTATAAGACGCCTGGTTCTTGGTACACCAGTCACGGAAGTGCTTTGTGCTTATAAATAATAACTTAGTATCCGGCTCGTAACGGGTCAACAACTCTCGGTGAGGCATTTGTAGCGGTGCCTGCTCGATGTGCGTACGGCTATCAACTTCGCTATTAATAACCAACAAGCTCTGGTTGTGCTCGTTTAGATAGATACCCAACTGGTCTAGTGGGTTCATAGAGTTAGGTTTAACCGCACCTTTTGCCATCATGAAGTAATCAATCGCCCACTGGTAGACCGGAGCCATCTCGATGTCATGCAATCCTAGCTTCTTGGAAATCATGCCACCTACAATCGCTACCGCAGCCAAGGCGGAGTAGAAACGTTCCCGCTGAGTCAAGCCAGCATCTTGGTCAAATTTAGCTTGGACCTGTTTGATGCGTTCCTTGATTGACTCTTGATGAGCCACAACGTACTCCATGTACTTCTCACCGGCCACGCCAAAGTTCTCAAACATCAAGCCCCAAAGCTCGTCGGTTTCTTCCTTGGTCATGGTGTTGTCACGAGGGATATTGATCTCAACCACACGCATCAACTCGCCTTCTGGGAAAGTCTTCATACTATACAACACGTCATGCACAGAACGGTTACCTGAAGTCCAAAGAATCAAAGCCCAAGTTGTATTGTTGATACGCTCACTGTTTGACTGCGACATCATGCGGTTACGGCCACGACCCTGTGTACTGATGTATGCCAAGTTACTGACTTCTTCGTTAGGCATGTTTGTAATTTCATCGATACAGATAGGCATGTTTTGAACCGTACCCATGCGGTGCATCTTTGATTTAAACGTATCTTGCTCCAACAACATGGCTTCATCAGGGTGGCCATAGATGCTGTTAATCATCATCTCGATGGTTGTTTTACCTGTACCAGAGCCATCATCCGTTAGGTGAATCTGGACACCTTTTAGATTAGTGAACTTTAGTAGTGGCGTGCCAAAGCCAGCAAATAAGTTAAACGCACGAGCTTCCATACCCGGACGGTTGTACCAGTTGGCCACACGTCTCCAGTTTTCAAGTGTGCCTTTTTTAGAATAGACCGGCACGTAGTTAGCAGTCGCTGAGGATGGTGGGCTATAAACTGTTTCACCAACCTTGATTTCACGATCGCCAATAATAAAAGTGTTTTCAGGAGTCCACCCAAACTGCAAGCGAGACTTCTCTGCGATTTCCATTGTTTGTAATTCCTTAACCCATTTAGTTACATAAGCCATAATTAAGTCCATTTGTTTGCCAAGTGCCGCAACACCTTTTGCAGCAATTACTTCACGAAGTTTGTCTTTAGCCAGCACGCTTGTTAGTGGTATGGAGAACTCACGAATACCATCACGAGGCATGTGCAAACGCATCCAAACCATTTCACCCAACTCAGGGTCTTCTAAACGCTTAACCACATAGAAGTCGTTTTCATACACTAGTGTGTCATCTGCGTCATCTTCTGTTTCGGGGTTTGGGATACCACGTTTATAGACACCGCCGTTCTTTCCACGGAAATATGGAAAGGGGTATTGCGGAATCTCCACTGTAACTTCTTGCCCAAGGGTCTCGTTTTTAATAACAACAATATTGTCTTCTGGAGTTGCCTCGGCGATCTCGGTACCCAACTGAATTGGTGAACTAATTTTTCCGTGGAACGGGCAGCCCTCGCATGCCGATGGGTTGAGTTTTTCAAACGTAGCACAGGTATGCGGGCCTGGGATTGCGGAAGCTTTTTCCTCAGTCTCTTGTGCACTGTAGCTAGGATGTTTGTTTGAAATACGGTGTATTGCCTCATCCCTATCCATGCAGTGTTGAGCGATAGATAGTCCTGATCTCCAAAGAGGTTCCTCGATTGTTGTTTGATTGTGGTAAATGTGACTAAGCTGCGCACAACCTTTCCCTTCTTTAGCTTTAATCATGATGCTGGCAAATCTTGATACGCTGTTGCCTAGCAATGCACGAGTAGTTGCATCTAATGGGCGCTTGGTAACCGGTAGGTTGACCATGATATCTGCGCCAGTTTTTTCTTTAAATTCAGCATACGATATCGGTTCAGCCATCGACATCAATGCCACTGGGTATGGATCAGTAAGATTCTTAAAGTTTAGTGTTTCAGGAACACGTAGGATTCGAGCCGCATCTGCAGTAACTGCAGGGTCAGCATGTAGGTTATTTGCTGCGCAGAGTTTCTTCAACGCTTCTGCAACGGGTTTCCACTCGTTATAACCAATAACTTCTGTCAACGTCCAGTACGCATGCACACCACGACCCGAATTAACGATCATAGGTCTGGGCATACCAGTAGCCTTACAAAAATCACGAAGTCCAACTAATGCCTGAGACTGCCCTTCATATGGCTTTCCTTCGCCACAATCTAGGTCAAGCCAAAACGCTTTAAACCACTTAGCATTCTTTGTAGTACGACCTTCATCTGTTTCGAACTTTGCGCAACCGAAGTATGCATCAAACCCCTGTTCTACCAGACTAGTGACGAGGTCATCTACCTCATCGATCGTGTTAACAAATTGTTGCCTCGGGGTTCCCTTCTTGAGCCCTACTACGCAGTACAGACCTTGGTCTGCCAGAACTGCGGAGAGAAAGAGATTCCTTGAGGTCATACGCTCACTTTATTAAAAACAGTTTGTAATAAGGCTTTACGCCAATTTTTTTATGTACTGCTCGATTGCTTCTTCTTGGCTGTCACGTGGGTTGCAACGCCCAGTAAACCATGAGTAGATTGTCGGTCGGGAAACACCAAAATGATTTGCTGCCTCAATGACTGACACGTTTGCTGCTAAGCATGCTCTACCAAGACGCACACCTAGTTTGTTCCTAGGCGCTCGCTTTATGGTATCTGCTAGTAATAATGTATATCCGTGCATAATTTTTTAAGAGGGGCTACTCGCTGCACTAACGCTAGAGTCGGTAGCTGTTTGCAGTTAGCATCCGCTTTCGCCCCAAACCTTTCTTATTTAGCCCAATCGTCCAAAATAGCATTCACGTCTTTCGGCGTGGCTGTTGCTTTCTCGCGCTTCACTGGTTCTTTAACAACCGGTTCGGCTTCGACTTTAGGGGCTGGCGCAGCTTCCGCTTTCGCCGGTGCAGGTAACTTAGCACCATCTAGTTCAGCTGCAGTGCTGCCAATAGCTCTTAACGCTGCAGGTGATTTGCCTTGTTGTTGCACCAATACAATTTCTTCTTCTGTCAAAGGACGTAGCGCCTTGAACTGTAGCTTAGGTGATGAGCTTGCTGTATCAAAACGCATCTCAGTAACAACCTGTGTTACGTTCAAGCCATGACTGCCTAGGAACTCAGCATAAGGCTTGATACCTAGCTTGCCGTTGTCTGAACCCCACAATGAGTTTGATGGGATGGTCAGTTGGAACAACTCGCCTTTAGGGTCGTTCTCTAGCAATACAGCAATACGACGGCTGTACTTACATGCTTTAGTTTCGCCACGGCCTGATGAACCCTTCATGTTCTTTGGGCAGTCCAAGCAACGAGATGCCTGTGGGTTCTCCGCACGTGGGTTAGGAACCTTGCCATCGTCAGACCAGCAATCAGGTGCTGAAACAGGTTGACCTTCTTCAAACGCTTTTGCGTAGAATGTACGTGCATCGTTAGGTGCTGCAGCCGCAATGATGATAGGCATCGCACGATCTTCGTTCTTGGCAATTTCTTTGCCGTCTACGATCATACGGAATACACCGGCTTTGATCGAGATACGCTTGCTTGCTTCGCCTTGTGGCTTGTTAGCTTGTGCACCCATCAAGGCTTTTGTTGCCTCATCCGGTTGTGCGTTTTTTAAATGGGCGGGGATACCACCTTGGAATAGAGTCATTTCGCTCATGTTTACTTCTCCTTTGAAATTTATTTACGTGTTACGGTTACAACATATGCACTATCCGCATTCAAACCTGTCGGCGTGATATCGGGATGCTCTTCTAAGAACTGCTGCATCGCCTTGTTTGATATCCGCTGATGTAACAAATGGAATGCATCGTGTTCTTTAATTAGGTTGTAAAGCGACTGCCAATCATTCGTCCAGTAATTGCGAGAAATACGACGCTTTACGTACCCTACGGGGGTAGTGATGTTACCACCCACCTCTTCGCAACGAGCTAAAAGTTCTTTACTGATAACGTCTAGCTGGTCGTCAAAGTTCTTTATCTCCGCCTTGTGTTCAGCTTCTTTAGCTGCTTTAGCATCACGGATCTTTATGTATGTTTCAATTAATTTTTCTGTTGTTGGTTCCATATTTTTTCCTTTGTTGTGTCCATTTTAGAAGGTATATTAACAATGTCAAGTATTTTTTAACAAAGTTAACTAAGTAGTTCCCCGTATAAATCGACAACTTTTGTATGGACATCTACCTTTTCCTGCAACATCTTGTAAAGCTTGCGCTCTACGGGGCTACCCTGTAAGTGGAACACCGTGCTCTTATTTTGCTGCCCTGCACGATGAACTCGAGCATTTGCTTGTAAGTAGGTTTCCACTGACATCACTGGGCTCCAATACACAATCGTGTCTGCCGCATGGAGAGTCACACCATGAGAGGCCGCCTGGGGTTGTATGACTAATACACGAGGGTCTTTTGTTTCTTGGAACCGCTTGAATATTTCTGTGCGTTTGCCGGCTGATATGCCACCATGAATGACGTCTACGGTGTAGTCTTTGCGTAGCTCTTCGGCCACGATCTCAATCGTATGCCTAAATGGCACGAATATAAGAACCTTATGGCTCGCTTCGTCAATAACTTCTTTGAGCACGGCTAGGCGGTTACTTGCATCAAAGGCCACTACTTCTCCGTTATCCGAGTAGACCGCACCGCCTGATAACTGTAGTAATTTGTTCAAGTTTGCAGCTGCGTTGATTGTGGTGATTTGCTCGCCGGCTGCGTTGATCAACATCTCTTTACGCATCAGCTCGTAGTACTTCTGTTGTTGTGGGCTGAGCTCTACGTTACGGGTGACATAAGTCATCTCAGGCAAGTCCAAGCACTGTTCTTTGGTGAACCGGATGGCCGGTTGCAAGGCTTCATGCACCACCGTTTCCGCATTGGGTTTCACAATCCATCGGAAGGTGCTGACCTTGGTCATTACAGAATCTCTGAATGTGCTGACATACTTAGGCACTCGCTCTGGGCTTACCAATCTAGCCAAGCCGAAGGCATCTACAGGCGACTGGGAGGCAGGGGTACCCGTTAGCATCCATAACCATGTGTTTGGTTTGAGCAGGTTTGCCAAGACCTTCCAACGTTTGGTTTGTGGGTTTTTGTAGGCATTGGCTTCGTCAACCACAATTAAATCAAAGCCAGCCTTTTCTACGTCTTCAGCAACGATTTCAACACCATCAAAATTTATGATGACAAATTCTGCATCAGAATTGATGATAGTTTTTCTTTTATCGCGGGCGCCATAAGCAATGTCCACCCTGCGGTGCATAGCAAACTTAAATAAGTCCGCACGCCATGCGGAGTCCATGATCGAAAGTGGGCAGATTACAAGCACTCGTTTAATCACGCCAAGCGTTATTAGGTAATCGGCTGCCCATATAACAGAGCCTGTCTTTCCTGTGCCTTGCTCATTGAAACAAAAGGCACGACGGTTGAGCGTTAAGAAAGAAGCAGTTGTCTTCTGATGGTCGAAAGGTTTGTACAGCCCCTTCCAATCGTATTGTGTGGTGATAGGGGATGGGACGTCTTGGAACTTTAAGTTCCGCAGTACCTTGGCTTCTTCCAAGCCCCAATGTACCAAGACTTCGTAGTGGTCATGGTGAGCAGCAACGACTTTGCTTTTAGGAATGACATTCGTAATCCTATCTGCGTCACGCACTTTTAATAACAGTGCTTTATTTTGTACGATTTCCAAACTAATCTCCGATGCTTTAGCACTCAAAAGCGACATTCGCAGTTGAGGAGGTATCTGTCTTTCCAGATTGTCAGTTAGCACTTAGGCGGAAAGGAGGTAGAGGCCAATGCAAGCACTGGGAAACCATCAAAAACCTACTACTAACAGGTGCGGTTTACCATGAAAGGAACCTGGATCCCCCGGCCAGCTAGGCACTCACACCTTATCCTGTGGCCGATTCAATATTACTTTTTGCGTTCTCGTTTACTAGTTTCAGAAACAAGGTTACGTTTTGCATCTCGTTTAAATGAGCGGTTTTTACTAGCGCTTTCTACCCGCACACCATCTTTATTCGAACCACCCTTATCAAACGCTTTGACGTGGGCTACATCCATGCCATCACCCTTGCGTACCTTGCCTTCACGAATAGCTTCTCTACGTGCTTTATTGCGTTGGGCACGCTTCTTTTTCTGCTCTTCAGTGCCTTGATACTGGGCATACTCTTTAGCGTAGGGTCTAGGTGATTTTGTATAAGCCATTATCTTTTTCCGTTATGAACACATTCTAGGACAGGGCACCAAGCTTTGCAAGTAAAGTTGCGCTTTGGGTTCCAAGTACCTGATTCTACAGCGATTTCTAGGCTTTCTACCAATGGCCTAAACTGTTCAAAGTAAGCTGTACGGAAGGCGCTGTCGTACTCTTCTCTGATGAAATCATTGGCCACAACAAATAGCAATCCGGCCTTAATAACCTTGATCTCAGGAAAATGGGTAAAAGCTGCCCCTGCCATCAACTTAAGTTGCTTCGTGTCTGCATATTGTGCGCTCTTGCCGGTCTTGTAGTCAATAATTTTTGCTTCCTGATTTTCCTTATCAAGAATCACCAAGTCAGCAATACCACGGTAGTAGCAGTCAGGATCAAAGAAGTCGCATGGGATGAGCCTGCCGTCTTTGGTTAGCTTCACTGCAAGTTTGTATTCGCAAAGCTTTTCCCCAGGCATAGCCTTGAACTTCTCTAGGTAGGGCACGATGAAGTCGTACTTAGCCGGTACAGGTTTGCCGTCACGGATGTACTCTTCTGCAGCTAGGTGCAAGTCCTTGCCGTACATCATGGCTTCTGACTCGGGTTCTTTAATATCTTTGGCCACCTTGAGGTGGTAGTACTTTTTAGGGCACTGATCGAATAGGGTGATGCTACTGTATGACCATGCTGGCATGTTAGTCCTTAATGTGTGAATCCATGTTGTCGTACCCAATATCCGAACCCCACAAATGACTAGCAAAGTGGTGTCCGGTAATCTTACTTACATACCCCGAATGGTGTTTCGGCATAAAGAAATGCGACGGGTAAACCGTTAAATTGGCTTGCTTTTTGAAGAATACATCAGTCACTAACATCGGACCGGTAATCATCCAAGCCAACTTCTGTTCGGTGCAATCTTTTGTAGCCACCTCATCAATGCATAGCTTCATGGCTTCCGATCCCGGCACGCTACCCATCACCGTATTGGCGATGAGGTTGTTACGTACCAGTTCTTGTTCCCAAGATGCAAACGATTCGCAATCAAGCAACCAGTCTTCCAAAGGCTTAACGCAGTACGTATCCGCGTCGATATAGATACCGCCATGCTCATACAAGATTTCATAGCGCATCACATCCGCAGCCCCTGCGTAATCTTTTTTTGCAAGCATGTCGTGGAGTTGCTTAGAATTTTTCCAGTTGCTACCTTCAATCTCATGATTGCCCCAAAGAACAACCTTGTAGTCAGGGTTCTTATCTGTCCAAGTTTTCATGCACTTGTAAGGCATCTTAAACGCATCGCCAATCCAGATAAAGTGAATTATTTTAGGAATCATTTCTAAGTTTCTTTCTAGCTTCTTCTGTAATCTTGGCCGCTTCAACAACATTGTTTACCCACCGCGTATATGAATTGTTGTACTGTCTTGCGGTTTCAGGGGTATGCCCGTATCGTTTCTTCATAACCTCAAAATTAGGCGCACGACGATTACCTTTAACTGTGGGGGATTCATATCCTTCAGGGTCTATAAAAACTTTTAATCCATCTGACCTTGATGGGTGGCGCATCTTACGTAAAGCTTTTGCTTCTATCTGTCGAATACGTTCTCTTGTCAGGTCAAATAAAGCCGCAAGTTGTTCAAGTGTATGCTCCTCACACCCAATACCAAAACGTAACTTAAGTACTTTAGCCTCTCGTGGGGTCATGCTATCCAATAGGTCAGCCATGGTGTCTTTGAGCTCTTCCCTAAAAAGGTTCGTATCATCAACATCATTCTCGAGCAATATTGGGTCATTTGGATCTGACATCATAAGCTGTAGCATATTTGCGCCCATCTTCATGTCTGCAGAGTTTTTCTTTAACTGCATAGTCAACTGTTGCTCTGTCCATAGATCTGTTGGGCACGCCCCTAATGCTTCCATAACCAACTTGGCAAGATCGCTGAATTCCCCAGTCGAATTTAAAGGTGGGTCACGCAACGCAACCAATGCATTTACTTTACTCGCGGTTGAACCAATTGATCTAGCAAAATCTGATTGAGATTTATACCCTGCGTCTTCAATCGCCTTTAGCAATAAATTATTGCGTACTGTAATTTTGACTCTGTATTCGTCCATCAGCAGTCCCCGTAGCTCTTGCCGTATCCGGCTTCGCAGTTAAGTGGTAGGCCTTCAGCCCAATCAGGTACCCATTTCATACACTCCATGACATAGGCCATGGCTTCTTCAGCTTCTTCCTCGGGTGCTATACATGCAATCGCATCGTGTACAGTCAACACAACCTTGTACTGCTTGGCAATCTTGATCATCTGTTCACCGATGATGCATCGGGCTAGTCCCTGGCAGATGTTCTCCACCAATTTACCGCCATAAATCTTATTGATGCCACGCTTGGCACTGTACACATACTGGTTCCGACCGTTGTCATCTAGCATAAGACGTAGGTTTGGGTAGCGTTGATACAGCCCATTAGGCATCAGGATTCCCGCTTTGCCGGCCACTGATATACACCCGTTACCAAACGGCACTGACTGATTACTGGCCATGGCTTCGATCACATCACTGGCTTGGTTCCAAAGTTGTGGAATCATAGGGTACGTTGATCGGTAGACGTCAACAATATGTAGGGCTTCCCCCTCCGATATGTCGGTACCAAACGTCTTGAGTTGCGCTTGGAATTTTTTCGCGCCCATACCGTAGCCCGAGCCGAGGATGGTAGTCTTACCCACAAACCTTTCTTCCTTGGCGATTTCTTTAACTGGCTTGCCATATATAGCAGATGCCATGATTTTGTAGACGTCCTCTCCATTTTTAAATGCCTCCGTTAAATCGTTCTGACCCGCCAACCATGCCAACACACGTGCTTCAATCTGCGATGAGTCGGAGTCAATGATGACGTGACCTTTAGGGGCAATGATCGCTTTCTTAAGCTTGCCACCATTAGCACCACGGCTTGGTAGGTTCTGTAAATTAATCTTATCTGTACCACCCCAACGCCCTGTATGAGCTGCGTAATACTGGAGAGGTACAGGCATGTAACCACGTTTAGAGATGGCAATGAACCTCTCCGTTCTGGTCTCTTCTAATGTGCTTTTTGTACCTAGGCGAGCTGCGACCAAGGCTTGCACACGTTCATCCGGATGTTCGGCCAGAGCTTTGAACTCTTCATCCGACTTGGCCAAGGCCAAAGTATCTTTGCCGGTGGTAGGGCTGACCTTCATCGGTGGCACCACCCCACACTTCATGAGCAAGTCCGCAAACTTTAAGTTACTCATCAAGGCTTCTCGGTCTTGGCTAACTGCTTCAAGTAGACGTTCCTTGCGTTGCTTCACATCTTCTAGATGGGCTTCTAGCAACGGGGTGTCTAGCATCAAGGCCGGCTCAGAGAACATCTTGATTGTGATGTCGATCAGTTTTAGTTCAACCTGTTTGAAATGCTTAACAAGTTCTAGGAATAGTCGGTATGTGAGCTCCACATCATTGATGCAATATCCAGCATATAAGCGAAGAGAGTCAGCATCAAAATCCGCACGTCTTTTACCAAGAGCGTTGAGGACTTCTGTTCCCTTCTCTCCAAGGCCATAGTGCTCCACCAATTTAGCAAGGCTACCTCCCACTTCGCTACCATGAAACGCACGTGCCATGCTAAGTGTGTCCAACCAAGCCATCGGTTTAATACCAAACCGCCAAGTGAGAATAGAAGCATCAAACATAGCGTTATGGGCAAGAACAAAACTACTAGCCCAATCATAACTAGCCAGTGCTTCAGCCACTTCATCGTGGCTTCCAGTGATCCACCTTGTTTCATCGCCATTCTCCTTTACCGCAACGCCAATTACTTCGAACTGGTCATCACGGACGTACTCTTCCGTTGTGATTTTTGACAAAGAGAAAGCCTTGTCATAGTAGGTCTCAAAGTCAATTGTTATGATGTTCATTTATCTACCCTTTGCAAGGCACCGCTGAATATGTATGTGCCTGTGTGGGTTAACTGCACCCAT